TATTAAGGCACTCAGCCTTGATATATAACTAATCCCCACGGTAAGGGATATAAACTGCCGACGGCGCAGCACTCAGTTACGCCGGGAAATGGAGGAAGTATGAAACTCAATGAACTGTTGTCCCCGGAGCTGTATCAGCAGGTACAGGCCAGGATCGACGAAGTGAACGCCGGACAGGCCGACAAGACGAAGCACGTCCGCTTTGCGGATTTGTCTGAGGGCGGCTATGTGTCCGTCGGTCGTCACAACGATCAGGTCAACGGCCTTACTCAGCAGGTGAACGACCTCACCGGTCAGATCGCCCAGCGTGATGCCGACATCACCGACCTGCAGGGCAAGCTCACCGCCGCACAGGGCGATGCAAGCAAGCTGACCGAGGTGCAGACCCAGCTCGGCAACCTGCAGACCAAGTATCAGCAGGATCAGCAGACATGGGCCGCAAACGTCACCAAGCAGCGCAAGGAATTTCTTGTGCGGGAGCAGGCTAACGGCCTGAACTTCACTTCCGCAGCCGCTAAGCGCGACTTTATCAGTCAGGCGCAGAGCAAGGACTTCCAGCTCGAAGGTGATACCCTTCTCGGCTATGTCGATTTCCTGACGAAGTACAAGGCTGAGAACCCCGGTGCTTTGGTGGACCAGGCTCCCGCCGATCCCCCCAACAACCCCAAGCCGCAGCTCGTACTTCCCAACGCACCGAAGCCCACCGGCGATAAGGCTGTGTTCGGCTTCCACTTCCACGGGGTACGTCCGAAGCCCTCCGACGAATAATTTTCGGGCAATCTTTGAAATCTGAAAAGGAGAAATTCACATGGCAGCTATTAACTATGCAGCTCAGTATGCCAAGGAACTGGCACAGGCTTACCCCTACGCCCTGAACTTCGGCGCGCTGTACGCTACACCCAACAACGGTCGCTACCGTATGGGCGAGGATGGCAAGACCATCTACATCCCCAATCTGTCCACCACTGGCCGTGTTGCCGCTGACCGCGACACCATCGCCACCGCCACCCGCAACTACGACAACGCATGGGAACCCAAGACCCTGAGCAATCAGCGCAAGTGGTCTACTCTGGTTCACCCCAAGGACATCGACCAGACCAACGAGGTCGCTTCCATCGCCAACATCACTCAGGTGTTCAACGAAGAGCAGAAGTTCCCCGAAATGGATGCTTACTGCATCTCCACCCTGTACAAGCTGTGGCTGGCTCAGAACCACACCGCAGCTACCACCGCACTGACCGCAGCTAACGTTCTGGCTGAGTTCGATGCCCTGATGCTGAAGATGGACAACGCCCGCGTCCCCGCCAACGGTCGTATCCTGTACTGCACCAACGAGGTCAAGACCCTGCTGAAGCAGGCCACCGGCATTGCCCGTAACTTCGACGTTCAGGGTAAGAAGTCCGCTATCGACCGCACCGTTTCCCGCATTGAGGAAGTGGAGATCATCGGCGTTCCTGCAACCCTGATGAAAACCGCTTACACCTTCACTGCCGGTTGGGCCGTCGCTGCCGATGCCCTGCAGATCAATATGCTGCTGGTGCATCCCTCTGCGGTCATTACCCCCGTGTCCTACCAGTTCTCCCAGCTCGATCCTCCCTCCGCCGTCACCGAGGGCAAGTACATCTACTACGAAGAGTCTTTCGAGGACGTGTTCATCCTGAACAAGAAGTCCGACGCTCTGCAGTTCCACGTCACCCCCAAGGCTGGCGCTTGATGCCGCAGTAAGGAGGACGTATGAAAACCTACTTAACGTATTCTGAATACACGGAGTACGGTGGATCGGCCTCCAAAACTGACTTTACGATGCTGGAATTTAAGGCGCGTAAACGCATTGATCGGCTGACGGCCTGCCGGGTAGAGAAAATGAAATCTGTACCCAAGGCCGTCAAACTGTGCATGACATCTCTTATCGAGATTGACCGCAAAGCTGGTGTTGAAGCGCAGGTGAACAATCCGGTAGTTACGTCGTTCAACACGGACGGTTATTCCGAAACCTACGGCAAGGCATTGAGTGTGGCGGACGCGGAGAAATCCATGTCCGCCACCATCAAGTCTATGCTGTGGGGGGAAACCGACGATAACGGCGTACCCCTGCTTTACAGGGGGGTCGAAGCATGAATTTATGTAACGACATCATTACCGTTTTCAATGCGAAATACAACCCGGCAACCGACAGTGACGATTACAACGCGACGATCATTACCGGCGTTTCGTGGTTTTGTGAAATCGTGTCGAGTGTGGACAAGGGCCTGAAAGCCGCCAACAAGTTCACGATCCGTATTCCCGAAACCGCTAATTTTGGCGGGCGTGCGTATGCAACCCCGCTGGAATACGCATCCGCTGAGGATGTAAGCGGCCTGTTTACCCTCCGCAACGGTGACATTATCATTCACGGAGCGGTAACAGAATCCAACCCCCGGCCAGCAACCCTGCACAAGAAATATGAAGCCTTTACGATTTTGGGCGTGACGGACAACCGCCGCGCCCGTAACGCCCAGCATTGGAAGGTGGTCGGCTCGTGATTACCGTGAAAACCAAAGTTTTCATGCCACGCAGCACGGCGGAACTGCTGAAAAAGTGTAACCTTGAAAAGGGCGGACTTGTCCAGCAGACCATTGATAAGACTGTCATTGATTACAGTCTGCCGTATTGTCCGTGGGACTCTGGCAACATGGCAAAGAGCGCGTATGGCGCTACACAGATCGGCACCGGCAGGGTTGTCTATCCCGGCCCGTATGCGCACTACCAGTATTACGGAGAAATCTACGGCCCCAACATTCCTGTGTTTGAGGACGACAGCGGTGTTCCAACACGGTATTTTAGTCCGCCGGGTCAAAAGAAACATCCGACTGGACGACCGTTGGATCATGCTACGGACGTGAACCCGTTGGCTGGGCCATTTTGGTTTGAGCGCATGAAGGCTGACCGGCTGCCGGACATCGTACAGGAGGCTAAAAATGTCGCAGGTGTTAAATAATGCCGAACAGCTCCGGGCGTGGTTTCGGGGCTGTCCCGCCCTTTCGGCGGGAAACCGTTTCCGCGTGGACTACCTTGCGGAAAGTCCGACGGAATACGCACTCTATGCGGTTCCGTCGTCCATCAACTACCGGGAAAACGTACTGGGCGAAGAAATTCCTACCGACATCCAGAGCATCAACTACATCTTTGCAAGCAAAGAAAGTTACGGCGCGGATGTGGAACAGAATCTTGCGAACCTCGGATTTTATGACGAGGTTGTTGCATGGATTTTGGAACAGAATGCCCAGCGGCATTTCCCCCAAATCAACGAGGGCCGGGTAAAGTCCATCGTTCCCACACTGACCGCCTATCCTATCCAGATCGGCAGTGATGCGGCGAAGTACCAAATCCAGCTCAAAATTACTTACAGGAGGAATTAACCTTTATGGCAAGAATGGAACGCAACAGAGGTATGTTCTTCGGCAAGTGGAAGGACGGCTCCGACTGGGAGGCCATCGGCAAGGACAACGATGAACTGACCAAGGAACTGAACCCCGACACCGAAACTTCCAAGAACGTGCTGGGTGAATCCACTTTCACCCATTCCGGCTATGAGCCTGAGGTCGATGTTGACCCCTACTACATGGACCCTGACCGCGCTATGTACGAGCATATGCTTGACTGCGCGCTGGAGGAAAAGTACGGCGAGGCTGACCTGCTGGGCGAGTTCGCTGAGGCTTTCTTTGAAACTGTCGATCCCGCCACCAAGACTATGACCGGCACCTGCTATGTGCGTGACGCATGGTTTGTGCCCCAGTCCACCGGCGGCGACACCACCGGCTATGCGATCCCCTACAAGATCCATCCCGTCGGCCCCATGGTGAAGAAGTCCATTTCCTACAACATGGAAACCAACGTCGCCACCATCACCCCTGCATCCTAACAGGGACACGCGGCCAGTAAATCCACAATTGGGCGCGGAATAAGTGTTGTTCCGCGCCCTCTTTTTTTATTCAAAATCGGAGGTAAATGTCTATGTCTATCAAAGAATACAAGGGAATTATCGACGACGGTACGCGAGAAATTCCCCTTGTGAATAAATTCGGAAAGCTGATCTGCAAAATCTACATCCGTCCCGCCGATCTGTCCATTCTGGACAGATACAATCAGCTCACCGCTGATTTCAGTAGCATCGTGGAGCCGCTGAAAAAGCTGGACATTAAGAACGACGGCACCGCCGCATTTGACGCGGACTGGCAGGTTCTCAAGTCTGTGGAGGCCGAGCTGAAACAGCGTATCAATGCGCTGTTCGACATGGATGAAGCGGATGAAATCTTTGCCAAGCGCAACCCCTTCTCCAGTGTTGGCGGCAAGTTCTTCTGCGAAAGTGTCATTGAGGTTATCGGCGGTATCATTGTTGAGGCCGTTGAGGACGAAATGGCCCTGTCCAAGAGCCGGACGGATAAATACCTGAGCGACATTCAGCCGACCGCCGAACCGGAGGTAAACGGCAATGATAGGACTGCTCCCGCAGACGCTTAAAGTCTGCAATAAAGACTATGCGATCCGTTCCGATTTTCGGAACATTCTCACAATCATAATGGCATATAACGACAAAGACCTTTCCGCCGAGGAAAAGGTCTTTGTTTGTTTACACCGGATCTACAAAGATGTGGATTCGATTCCCAAGGATAAGGACACCTATGCAGCGGCGATCAATGCGGCTACTGAGTTCATCGAGTGCCATATGTCGGACGGTAAGCCCAGCCCTAAAGTTGTAAATTGGGAAAAAGACGAACAGCTCATTTTCCCGGCGATCAACAAAGTGGCGGGGATGGAAGTTCGCGCCGTGCCGTATATGCACTGGTGGACTTTCCTTGGGTATTTTCAAGCAATCGACCGCGAGGATCTGTGGGGTGTTGTCCTCACGATCCGGCAGAAAAAAGCAATGCACAAGAAACTGGAAAAGCATGAACAGGAGTTCTTTGCTGCCAACCGGGATCTTTGCAGTGTTGAGTTTGCGCACGAACGTCAGTCCCCGGAGGATCAGATGCGTGCGATCTATGAAAGTTTGTTGATGGAAGGAGGTGTCGGAAATGGCTGATAACGGCTACGATGGCTCTATTGTTATCAATACTGAGCTTGACAATGACGGCTTTGAAAAAGGCTCCGACAAACTGTTGTCTGCTGTGACCGATGTTGCAAAGCAGGTCAACACTTTGGGTGCGGAGATGAAAACCGCATTTTCCGGCATCACCTCGATTCTGCAATCCATGGCGGCTGCGGCCAACAAAGCCGCAGCCAACACCGGCGGTAGCACGGAGCAAGCTACACGGGCGGCAGAGGCCAGCCAGCGGAGTTCCCAGGCACAGGCTCAAGCCGCAAAACAGAGCGCAAAGACGCAGACCCAAGCTGCCCAGCATACCGCGCAGGCCCATAACAAGACGGCGGAATCCACCAAAGCCGCTACCGCAGCCACCCAAAACTTTGATAAAGAGCTGGGTAAACTGCAAAAGAAGATTGCTACCGCAAAAGCGGGACTTTCTGACTATTACGCGGAGTTGGAGAACATTAAGGCCGAAACCGATGTTGCGCTGCGCCAGTCTGTTACCGATGAACAAGCCCGCAACACTCTGGAGATCGAACAGATCCAGATTGATAACACCAATAAAAAATACGCTAAAAAGCTGGAGATTTTGAAACAGCTTGAGGACGAGTATAAAAAGCTCGCGGCGGCCCGTGACAATGCCAACAAAACTGATTCCGACGAGCAAGCCCAGCAGCAAGCCTCCGGCTTAGCAGGTGCGCTCAAGGCCCTGTCGCTGGCATTTCGTGAGAATGTTACTGATGAAAAGGCGCTGGACGCGGCAGGTAAGCGCGTCGTTGCGGTTTTCGGCGACATGGGAAGAAAGGTCAAAACTGCCACAAAGCAACTGCTGAAACTGCCCTTCAAGGCAATAGCGGCATCTGCAAAGCTGGCTATGGCTGGCCTTAAAAAATTCGCAAAACAAGCCGAGAAAACCGGCCTTTCCACCAACGGACTTGTGAAGTCCCTTACCAGTTTGAAAACGATGCTGGTAGCCCGGATCAAGCGAATGTTTATTTCGTCCATTTTCAATGATGTGGGAGAAGGGCTGAAACAGCTTGCGTTGTTCGATAGTAGGTTTAACGCCACTATGAGCAACATGAAAAACAGTCTTACCCAGCTCAAGGGCAACATTTCCGCCGTTGTTGGTAATATGCTTTCTGCCCTTGAACCGATTATCACGGCAATTATTAACCTGATGAACAAAGCCGTTACGGCGGTCAATCAGTTTTTTGCGGTGCTAAACGGCAAGTCTACATATACCGCTGCCAAGAAGGGTAATGAGCAGT